GTGGGGCTTGCACGCCTCCGTTAAAATGCCATATTGAAAGACGAGGAAGTCGGCCAGCTCCCAGTAAGGGCCGTGGTTAATGACCCTTTCTTTGTCCTGATTGAAATGTTTTAACGCGTCGGCGGGATCGAATTTTTGATCGAGGAAGAAATAAGCGGCGTCAAAGTCGGTTTTCCAAAAACCGGCCGCATCTACCTTGTCGCGCAGAAATTCCCAAAAAGCCTTATAAATGAGCGGGAGTTTCCTGAACCAGGGGTCGTCCCATTTTGTCGTGTCAGTAAACCGTCTTGCCACAATACCTATTTTCCCCGACTGGGGATGGGGGTTTTACCTACTTTAAAGAGCAAAAAAAATTAAAGCGTTCCACCAAGCCGGACTTCCCAAATTGATTGCCCAGCTTTTGACTTCGTATAAAAATCCGCGCGCTCATGATCGAGGATTCCATCTTCAATCCAGACGAGCGGTCGGCTCCAATCAATCGCTTCAGTCTTGAAGCGGTTCCAAGCAAGCGGGATCCCTTCAAGCAACTGGAATGTCGGATATCTTTCGTAGAGGTCTTCGGCATCGCCTTTTCTGGTCCAGGTCGAAAGCCAATAAATGCGCGCAAACCGGTCTTTGTTTTCCCAAAGCATCCGGAAAAGCCAGTCGTTGATTTCACCTTCTTTAAGCACGAGAACTCCATCAACATCGAGGTAAAGGTCGGGATTCACGCTTTATCCTCCATGGCTGCGGCGATACGTTCGAGAGCGTTGGCAATGCGACAATTCTGCATAACGCTTATCCACTGATGAAAGTGCGTGTCGTACTGAGAGCAGTCAACTTCCGCCCGCACACTCGGAGACAGGGTGCAGAAAGCGATCAGCAGCAGTATCAACCTCACGGCTTCACGGCCCCTTTATTCTTAGCCTTTTTCCTTCGCTTTGTATTGCGTTTGATCTCCCGAAGAGTCCACGGAATCTCCATGAAATTTGGGCACCGCAAAACACGAAGCGACTGTGCAATGTCGGCCAAAAGAATGACAGCGCGCATTTCGTTAGAAAGCGACTTAATGCATTCCGTGACGTTTTCTTTGTTGTCGAAATACCAACCGCCGTGGATAAGATCGTCCGCGACTTGTGCGTAAGTAACTTTGTTCACGCTGCGCTCCCGAACAATTCGAGTTGTTCGTCTTTTGGTTTGATCAGCCGGTAAAGAAAGCACCGCTTTTTCCCTTCGATCGGCTGGCCCTCGGTAAGAGTCCACCCTTTCAGAGCCAGCTTCTCACGCAATCCCTTTAAGCGTGCCTGGTACTGAGAAATTCTCAGTCCCATAAGGTCGTGCGTCGTGATACTGCCCCCTCGACGTTCGATCTCGTAAAGAAGCTGCTCTGACTGGGTCATTAAAATGGAGCCTCTTCGTCGGGCTGCATTTCGTTTGGTTGCATCGCGATCACGCCCGACTTTTGTTGCATGATCGAGAGAATATTTTTCAGGGTTGTATCGATCGAGCGAAGCAGCGTCACAGCTTCATTGCCGGCGCCGTTCGTTTTTGGGTGTTCGACCGGCTTGCTTTTGCCGTCCCCTTCGCGCGGCGGGAAAAAAGTGTAAGCGTATTTCCCGGATCTGCAGCCGCCCAGGCACTCGAGCACTGTGTATTGATTGCCGCGAGTTTCAGGTTTTTTTGACGTGATGACTTTCTCTTTGGTGTTTCCACCGCACCTATCGCATCTGATCATGTTATCCTCCGAGTGACTGCATCTCGACCGCCCGGAGCTTTATCGCGCTCTGGCATGCCGCAAACGCTGTCTTTAGTTTTTCTGCTTTATTTTTAAGGCTATGCAGTTTCGCCTCTTGGATGATGACGGCCAGACGCTTTTCTTGCGTCACCTGCCGCGCCATCGCTTCCAATTCTTTGACCGTAGCTTTATCGCTTTTCGCCTTGAGCTTGAGGTATTCCGAATCCAGCGCGTCCTCGTACTCGGCTTTTGCCTTTTGAAATTCTTCGCCCGCTTTTATCGCCTCTTCATTGGCGACATAAATTTCATGCGGTAACTTTAGGAGTCTTTCCTCGAGCTGCTGGGGCGTCATTCGTTTTTTCCTTGAGTTTGAAAGAGTTACGGACCAAAACCTTTTCGGCGTTCGGCCGGCAATGCCCCCAGTACGCGCAATAAAGACACTGCCAGGGATAAAAACCGCTCTCATCTGCTTGGTAGGCCGGCGCCGGCAGTTTTTCCGGCGTCGATTTCGTGACGGTCAAAATATTTTCGCGGCACTTTTGAACGATCGCCTCGTCGAGGTTGATCACCATTTCATGCAAGACTCCGCTGTCTTTATTGAGGCCGACAAACACACAACGCTTTAACCCGAGTGCGGCAAGGTAGGTGTTGTATTGCGCGATGTACGAATCGTCGATAAACCCCTTCTCGAAGCGTTCAAAAGCATAGGAGGACATGGACTTAAACTCAGCGAGGTAAATCTCGCCTGGCTGGATCAAAAGCGCGTCCGTGTGTCCTTTGATAAATCCGCCGTTGACCGGCAGCTCTACCGTGGCTTGATGAAGACCTGTTGCGATCAGGTTGCAGCCGGCGAGCTTGGCGATTGAGGCGAGCATGAGCTCCACAAGATCGCCTTGAAAGAAAATGATCTTGGCGCGCGCATCAATCTCTTTCCCTTTGCGCTCGAAGCCATGGTACGCGTAGGCGAGCTGGCGGGCGCACTTGCCGACCGCGGAGAGCCGAAGCACGCCTTTTGAGACGCCGTTTTCTTCGGTCATGAACTGGCGTTTGAAGGACGCGCCGGCCAATTTTTCAACTTCGTAGCGCAGCGCCTCGTCGAGCGTCTTTCCTTCTGCGTTCAAATATTCGTAGATTTTGTCGACGATCATGGCTAGTTCACCCTCCGCATCGTGCTTTTCACCTGCTCGACGACTGTGGCGATTGAGGCGTTGTGCTGCTCAACCTCCGCCAGGACGTCCGCAATCTCTTTCATGGACGCGTAGCCGTTTGTGATACTCGCGTTTAAGCGGGCCGAAAGCTGTTCCCAGCGCTTAAAGATCCGCTTGGCCTTATGCAGCGTGCGATCCTCTTTCGTCGTCATTTAGCGGTCCTCCCGATATTCGGGTTCTTCGCGCTCGTCGCATGATTCTCGGTCCTCATCGGGTGGCGCAAATTCAAGGTCAAATTCAAACGGGTGGACAAGCTTGCCTTCGTCAAAGTCGTAAACAAAATTCGCGACTTCGGGCGGCGTTTCAATCACCCCTTCGCCACCAACCCAAATTTCGTCCGGATCCACGCTGATGCGGTTGTGCGGCAGATTCAAAGCCTCGCCAAGAGCCAACGCGACGGGACACCTTGCGCAATCGCTCTTTAGGCCGCGGTTGATATGGTCTTGCGTCACATAGATCTTCATGACTCCCTCGCTTTCAGCATGGCGTCGGCCATTTCGTAGGAGTGTTTTGCAATCGCCTCAAACGTCACAGCCTCGCCGTCAACAGAATTGAACTGTGAAATCCAAGGCAGAGCTTTCGCCGCGAAGTAATCGCGGAGCGACATGCCTGAATCGCCTTCATCCCACCAAACCGTTTGGTTTGGACGATCTTCATCCGGTCCTAATACGCCAATTCTTGGAAACGCCGGGCCGCCGTCTTTCATGACCGCACCCCTTTTGCGAGGAAATACCGCACGTTCGGGAGCCAATTTTTGTTTAAGGGATGTACATGAGCGGGCGCGTACCGGTTGGCAAGAAACTCAAGGTAGTCGCCTTGGCCGCCAGCTTTAAGCCAGCGGCGGTAATTGTTGCGGACCGTGTTCTCGCAAATCTGCCGGCACTCAGAAAGCGAAGTGCATGACACCGACTTGATCCCGTATTTCGCCTTCGCTCCGCCCTCGGCCAGGTAGATCGCATCCACGATCTTCGTTACCTGTTCGGCCGGCAATTCGGCCTTGGCCGCCGGCGAGAAAAGAAAGAGCATCACCACGACGATATGGGCCGTATGCGTCCAGCACTTCCCGCAGATACCGGCTTGATGCATAAAGTGCCGCCATCGCATCGCGGATTTCTCTTTCTTGATCCGGATCTTTAGCTCGGCTGAGACACAAGCAAAGGCCAACGTAGACATGGCCTGTCTCAATCTCGCGGTCAAATTCCCAATATTCTTCCCTGCATCGTTCTTTGTCATAGCACCCCATTGATTCATACCGTCCTCCGTTTAAATCAGGCTCACCGCCTGGTTTGGGGCCCCAAAAAAATAGGGCTCACCCGGAGTTAACCGAATGAGCCCTGAACCAACAAAAAAAGGCCAACGGTTTAACCCCGTTGGCCCCTTCAATCCTATCTGTGCTGCTCTATTTTTGTGCGGCTAGAGGGACTTGAACCCCCATTATACTACAGCAACGCGCAAAAAGAGATAGCCTTGGTAGGTTTGAAGGAGCCTTGTTCGGAGGTACAAAAGAGCGGAGAGCGGGATCGGGTCAGGGCTTGCGGGCCCAAGCGATCCGGCAGGATTGCAGACCCCGCCCCCGCGAAAATATTAGTGGGGTTCGCCGGATGCTTTTTTAATTCCACCGCAAGTTTGACCATGCTCATTGGCTCCGAATTGTACTCCGATTTTTTACTGCGTCAACATCAAAGAACAACTATTTTTTGCCGCGCCTTAATGCGCGTCGAACCGTATCATCGACCCATTGCTGGATGGTCTTCTCTTCTTTTGCTGCTTCCACTCTGATCTTTTTCATCAGGTCTTTTTGAATCCTGACCATCGTAATCTCTGGCATGGGTTCTCTCTGCATTTACGTAACTACTGTAACAGATGTAACGGATCAGTGCAAGCTTTTCTTTAATTATTTTTGATGCCATTGAAACGCCTTATTTTTCAAGGCTTTCAGGCCATGTTCTCTAAAACTGGCCCTAAATCTTCTTCGACCATGTGGGTGTACTGAAGGGTTTGACTTGGTGAGGCGTGACCGAGGTGGCGCTGCACGTGCCCGAGCGTGCCGCCGTTTAAGAGGATTCCGCGCGCGGTTGAGTGCCGGAGCATTTGCGGGTAAACGTCGATGCCGACCATCTCGCCGGCCTTGACGATCCGCCGGCTCATCCGGTGCGCGGCCATCCGGCGCCAGGTGTATTGCGATGGGAACATCGGATCCGCCGGAGCGCCGTGCCCCTGGATTTTCAGCGAATGAATATAGACTTTGAGAAAGACTGCGGTCTTGACGTCGATCTTCACCCAGCGCCACTTTTCGCGTTTGCTCTTCTTTATATGAAGCATGTTCGTGTGCGCGTCGAAATCCTCGACGTTGAGTCTCTGCATGTCCGACAGCCGGAGGCCGGAAATATAAAAGAGCCGTACCAGCAAAACATCGCTCATCCGCAGGAACGGGTTACAGTAAATCTTTTCGATTTTTTCCTCGATCAAAAACTTCGGCTCTTTCTTCTCCCCTTTCCGGCAATAAAAGGTTTGATACGGCGTTCGGCCGCTACAGAGTTTTTCCCACTCGTAGGCCCAGTAGTAAAAGCGTTTCAGTGCGTGCCGACATTTGTGCGTGCTCGGAAGCTGCCAGGCCGCTTTCCACGGCCGGCCCTTGGCGAGATTTTGGACGAGCGTTTCGACTTCTTTGTCTTCGGTGAGTTTTAAGGGATCGTCTTTGCCGTTGATCTCATTGAATCCGAGCTCCATGTAGGCAAAGCGGATGTAATGGATCTCATCGTCGATGCTGTTTTTCTGCAGGCCGATCTGGGAGAGATAGCCGGCGAATGTTTGAAGGATCTCGGTATTCATTTATGATTTTATAAAACCGAATCCGCTTCTTGTGCAATTTTATTTCAAACTTTTTTTAATCTCGCCACCTCATCGTTTCATTCCTTACATTCCAAAAGAAGCCAAAGGGGCATGTCTAACGAAAAATTGGTGCCTACTTTTTTGTGCAATCCTATTTGATCAACATTGATAAAACGCCTTATAAATCAAGGCATTCATGCGTGTCGTAGAGAATGTTTTTTAAAAGGATTATAAATTTAAGTGGTGCACAATTTTTTAACATTGCTAGAAAAAATGTGCAGTTTAATCCTGAAAATCGAAGAATTTCCAGCGTTCGTATCGGGGGTGCTGGTAGATCGCGGCCCGGCATTCAAACCAGCCGCGCCGGTTTGGGCGGAATAAATTCTTTTCTTCGTAGCTGGAGGACCGCGCGCCGTCGAGATACGCTTTTTTGAAGCAGCCGACTTTCGCGAATAAAAGCGGGTACTCTAAAAGCTGGAGGTTTCCGCGTTGCGTCGTGCCGAGCTGCGCACCGACCGCATGCCCGAGCGTGTGATTATGCGCGGAAAAAATCACGTCAACTCCGCGCCAGCCGGTCACGACCTGATTTTCGATTTTTGACAGTGACGCGGTGACGCTCGATCCGGACGACTGGCCGTGGTTCAGCAAAATATTTAGGTTGTGGCCTGTGCCCCATTTCTTCGCGCCTTTCGACCGGTACACGGTAAGACGCACCCAGGACGCGAGGCCGCCATAAGGGATTTTCAGGATCTCGCACATCTTCTCGGTGCTGGTGCGGCCGCTCCAGGATCCGGAGCCGTAAACGTACCGGTGGTTGCCCTCCACAAAGATCACGCATTTTTCGCGGAAGGACGGGCAGTATTTAAGAATCTCTTTGCACATCGGCCGGACGAGCTGGCCGTCCACCATCTCGTCGATCGATTCGAAGAACGTGTCTTCCTCGCCGAACGTCTTCATGTGCGAACGCCAGGCCGTGCGCGCGAAATCCATGTAATCGCCGAGGCCGAAGACGACGGCATTCGGAGTCGCTTCAACTTTTTTTAGGAAGGAGATCCAGAGATCTTTATCGTGGGATTCAGTACCGAAATGACTGCATGCGAACGCGAAGAGCTTTATTTCCTGAGCATAAATACGCTTAGCCAATAAGCGCATTTTGCCTCATTTCTTCTTCCAGGGGATCCAACCGAATGACCGGACGGCGCGGTACATCAGCCGGCGCTTCCACCACGGCACGCCCAAAACCTCCATGGCCTCGAGGAATATCTGGTCGCATTCTTTACGCGTCCGGCCGTGCTTTTTGCGCTGGTTATAGAGATAGTCGTGCAGGACGGCCGCCTGGGTGTATTCCCCGTCTGGCGGGAAGATGTTCCAAAGCCCGCGCGGCACGCTCGCAAAATCCGTCTCAAAACCTTCTGGGATGTCGATAAAATCCGAAGAATTTAACTCGCCAATGTAATAGCGGAAAGGGCGCGCGACGCGCCACCGGCCGTTTATTTTTGTTACCGTCAAAGGCTCGTTAAATGAGGACATTTATTGGTTTTTCTTCATCTCTTCCATGGCCGCTTTGGTCGCGCCGTAGGCGGCATGCTCAACCAGCGGTCCCAAAAGCGCGAAGATGTACGGTGGCACTCCGCTCAGGTCCTTGTAGATGCCTTCTTTGATACGTTTTCTTACGTTCGAGATTTTGCCCATAAATCCTCCGTTAAGGTAATAACCACTTAATTGCTGCTTGGATCAGATCCGGCGGAAGAACGGCCGAAATTTTGACATCGAAAACAACGGTCCCGATCAAGGAGAGCCAGGCGCCGATATAGACCTTGTCGCGTTTAGAAAATTTATTATCGACTCGAACAAAAGATAAAATGTTCTGGTTCGAATGAGACGAGAGTGCATCGGCGAGCGGCTTTATTTTTTCGACCTCTCTCCGGTACGGGATGGATTCCTCGATATGCTTTTGGAATTTTTCCCGATCTTCCTCGATGAAGGATTTTATGTACTTCATGTCGATCTTCAGCTCGGCCAGCTCCGACTCGATGCTCATTTTCTGTTGCTCCCCCTTTAGTTTTTGATGATGACATTGAACTCGAATTTTTCCTGCTTGAGCGGCTTACCGACATGATCCAAGCGGATCCCGATCTTTACCGGGCCGTTCGGCAAACGCTTCGTGTCGTAACCGGCCTTGCTGCCGAACATATACGGCGCCTGCGCGTACTTCCCCTTCTGTTTGCCGTTCAGGTAATAAAGCGCAAGGGCCACTTTGGGGTAGATCTCCGGGTTCGGTTTAATGAATATTTTGCCGCTCAAAACGTCGCCTTCTTTGATACCCAGGATGGCGTCAACGGAGGGCTGCGGCGCTGGTGCCGGCGCGGGCGGTGGTTCTGGAGCTGGCACCGGTGGAGGCGGAGGAATTGGCGCAGACGTCCCGAGATAACCAACGATGCCCGATTCGGTCCTGTAATCGCCATTCTCCCAGTCCTTGAATTTGGGATCCTCATAACGATCGTTCGGGCCGACGAATGACGGACGCGGTTTCCCGCTGTCAAACCAGATCGTGTCAATCGAATCGAAAATAACGCCGTCATGATCGAGCAGCACGCCGGCCGACGCCTTGCGCGCCACGATGCATTTGTCCAGCTTGACGGTCGTGCCGGCGTAAAGATGAATGTCGCGATGCTCGTTATCGACAAACGTGACATTTTCGCAGTAAACCTCCGCGCCCTGGCCGCCGTTCGGGTCCGTTTCGGCCGTTAGACCATTTCCCTCGACGTAGCTGCCATCGGGCCGTAGTTGGCGCTTGGCTTTGAAGCTGAGCGAGTTGTAAATCTTCACATTCCGTCCCCAAATCTTGTAGTTGTTCTTGTTGCCCCAGCTCAGCACCTCGCTTATGACGACGTTGCTCGCCTTGCAATCGATGCCGGCGTCCCAGTGATTCGCGGTTTTAATTCGCTCGAGCAGCACATTGGTCACGGCGCGCTCGAAAATGAATCCGTCGCCGTTCAGATACCGCTTGTTCATGCCGTCCCAAATATCCTTCGAGTTGTAGACCTCGATGTCCACGAAAACGAAGTCGGATCCGGCAATGACGCGGAATCCGTTTTTGCTGTTGTCGACGTGCGCTTTTCTGACCCGGATGAAGCTGCCGTCTGAGATCCGGATAGCGAACCGGTTCTTATCGCTTTTGATGTTCTCGATATCGATGTTGTGGCTTTTTTCATTGATCTCAAAAAGCGCGACGGAATTGATGGCCTCGAAATTTTTGAAGATGTAATAGGACTCGCCCTTCGTTTCGATAGCTGGCTTCCCTGGTGTCTCGAAGATCACGCGCCCCTCTCCTTCAAGAATGATCGGATTGCCGAGAATCCCGGAAGTTTTGAGGACCAGAGCCTGAGCGTACGTCCCGGGCTTAAACAGCATCACGTCGCCGGGCTGGATTGAATCAAGAATCGATTGAATGTTTGATGCGGGATCAACTATATATTTCATTTTTCCTCTTTCTGTTAGCCGACCACTATTGGCCAAAAAGTTGTTCCGGCCGCCACGACTTCCGCAACGGCAACGGCGACCATCGCGGCATCGTCCGCGAGCTGCGTCCAGCCGGCCGTAACGTCGGTTGTCCCGACCGTATCGTAGGTGTACCAACCGGCCACGTCAGAACCCCAGTCGTGCTCAAGATCGGCTGTCCATCCGGTGAATGGCGTAATCCCGGTGGGATCGCCCTGCCCAGAATAAAATGCGATTGCGACGAACGACGACCGGCCGCCAAGACTAATGGTCACGGACGGGTTAGCTTGTGAAGTGCTGTTGATCGTCCCATCAGAGTCGACTATTTCCAGATCCGCCGAGGCGGTAAGCGTGATTGCGACGCATCTTTTGTCCGTCGTCCCACTTACAGTAACCGAAACCGTTTGCGCGCCAGTCGGGATGCTGCTTCCGGCAAAAAAAACACTGACATTTCCGTTTTCACCAGCGACCAGCACGTTTGGCGACCCAGTAACATCGGTCAGCGAGGCGCTGCCATAACTTGCCGATGTAAACCCATCAACGCCGCCCGTACCGGTGCATTTCACAAGAACGCCCCTTGGCGTACCGACCGGCGTATGCGTCCAACTAAAATTCCCGGTGCCGGCTGCGGCGTTAGAAACAGCGTCCTTAGCCGGCGCAGCGAAGACGTGCGTCTGGAACAAAAATAAAAGAATGAAAACGAGCGCGCGCTTAATCATGCTTTTGTGAATTTAAGGCAGCCTTGCACCTGAGTCGAAGATCCTGTGTTTGTCCCACGGGTCCATCTGATTGTGTCGGTGGCATCAATGCTGGCGTTGTCAACCGTTGAAGCGTGGAAGGTTCTTGTAGTCGCGCAGGTGATTGCAGCTTCAATGTCGGCGCAGTTTGCGCCGTTCGCGTCGCATTCGCGAGGCGTCATGACAACACTGGTTCCGTTTGCCGAAAGACAGCTAACTTCCGTGATCGTCATACCGGTCGGCGCGTGAAAGAAAAGCCAATCAGTAATTGAATGAGTCGGATCAATCGTGCCGCAAATTTCGTCCTCGTCTTCGTCGAGCGTGCCGCCTGAAATCGAAAGGCCCTTGCCGGCTGTAAGGTTCCCAAAATCGCCGGATTCCGGCGTGTCGTCGTCGGCAGTGCAGGATTCGACGGCGCCGGCCGCATCAACGCCGAGCGGATAATTACCAGCCGAGCAGTTCGCGCCGTTCGCGGCCAAGACGACAGCCGTATCCGCATTGATGACGTTATTTGCGGCCTCCATGGTTTTGTTGGTGAGTGTGTCCGTCGTATCGCGACCGACGACGGTGTGCGTAGCGTCCTGGAAGGTGATTGTCTTATCAGAAGTCGCCCAGTCGGGAAGCGCAAACCAGCCTTCAACATCGTTGGCTGTCGCGCCTTCTGACACGAGGCCGTTCAGCGAAAAAGCGACTTCATTGGCGGAAAGACCGAGATTCCCAGACGCGGCGTTATAATTAAATTTCCATGTGAGGACGTTTGTAGAGTTCAGAATATCGACGTAAATACCGTCAGAGAAATCAGGGTCCGCAACCGCAACCGTGTTGACGGTAATAGAGTCTCCTGATCCGACGCCTCCGCAAGCCGCGCCAGCATCGACGATATTTCCACTCGCGTCGGACTCCAAACAATTTCCGTTCGTAAACTCGCCGCTTTGCGTCGGGACCGTGACGGGCGTGCCGCTGGGAAATTTCATCACCTTCGCCTTTGCAAAGGCGGCAGGGCAAAACAGCGAAAGCGCGAGGGTGAAACTAATCAGCTTGATTAAAGAGCGCATAGTATTCCCCGTAAGTTAAATTTGCTCGATTGGACCAATCGTCAGCAAATTGAGAGGGTTTTTTCCCGACTCCGTAATATTGATAAGCCAACACCGTCAAAGAGCCTGACGTCGTCGAGCGTTGAATGACATAAGAGCCATCTTCGTTTTGATACGCGAAATACTGCACGACAGCGCTTGTCGTATCCTCGCGGACGATTTCAAAAATCGCATTGAGGTCGCCGCGCTTCGTGTACGTCCGGAAAAAATCTTTTGCTTGGATTGCCATTAGTCCCTCCCCTTTAACATCAGATCCGCATACTTCCACCGCCACTTAATTTCGACCCGAGTCCAGAAGTTTGCGAGCTGGTTATCGGTCGGGTTTGCAGGTGGCGGATTCACATCCGCCTTCGCCGCGGCGTACTCTATCGACGAGCCCTTAATCCATGTCACATCAGCATTTGCGGCGAAATAGTTCCTGAGCGAGATCTCGTTCATAAAATAATTTCCTCAAATTTTTAAAGTCGTGGTAGATTGATTTCCGTGAACGAAACACTCAAAAAATGGTTGTTTTACGCATCTCTTATTTTTTTTGCTGTCTTTTTGTTCCATACGTGCAAACCAGCAATGCACAACTTAGGTTTTAGAAAAATGGTTTCTGTTAGCAGCAATTACAGAGGGCTTTAAGCCCCTCTTCTTTTAGAGTCTTTTCCGATATTCCCAATCACCTGCTCTGCTTGAACTGTCCCCGGAACGCCAAGCAATCCTGATAACAACGTCAAAGCGCGAGCGGCATTCTTCGCTTTTGTGTCGTCTTCCTTTGATCGAGAAAATGCCTGCAATCGATCAAAAGCTTTCCTGACGAATTGGAAGGACGGCACCGGCACGCTTCCATAAGACACAGCGCTGACAAGCTGAGAAACTCCAGGAACGGTTTCGAGTAAATTGATAAATAATTCTTCAGAAAAGCCGTCGTCATCGGCTGAATCGGAACCGGTAATCAAGTCAACAAGCTCTTTAGACAGCCCCCGAAATCCAATTTCAGCAATATTTGCCAATACCAAAAACGTCATGACGTTTAATCCTTGAGCGATATTCCCGCTTTTAAAACCGAGAGAAAACCCGTCATGCTTGATAAGGCTCCAGCGGTTGATCATAAATGTTTGGAATTGCAAAATAAGCCGATCAATCTGTCTGTTTCCGGTCAGCTTGCCGCGGGTGACCGCTTGTGGCGCGTCTTTAAAGAAGGCGGAGGCCTGCGTTCTTCGGACCATAAGCTGCGCATAATCGAGCGCCGCTGCGTTTGGGTTTTCAAGATCGACGTCGAGGCCTTCGGATCGCATAAACTTCAAATACGCGCCGGCCGCTACCGACGAAGCCGTAAGGCTGTCCATTTTTTGAAGAGCCCAAAAAGCCGTTCGCCCGGTCTTATCCATAAAAGAATTTGATCCGAACTCAATGTAGGCCGGATCGTCTCCGATGCGGGCCCTCACCTCTGGCATATGATCTGAAACAAACTGCCGCCAACTCTTATTCGTAGCGATAAGCTTGGAGCCTTCAAAAACCTCCCTACCGACAAGAGAAGCTCCATCCATCAAAGCGGTAGGCTGTAAAAGAACTGACGAAAGTTTGAATCCGAGAGTCGCCATTCCAACATTTTTACGAAGAGCGTCTAGCGCATTCGATCGCTCACCAGCCATTTTTCCTTTTCTGGCTACGGTGTCGACCCAATCCAACACGATTTCTCGCCCCTTATCGCCGACCGCTTCCCGGTATTCCTCGGATTTTGCAATTTCACCCAAGCGCTTCGTTTCTTGTCCCACAGTGACCAAATAAGCGGCGTTATCGATGTGCCTTAAAAAGATTTCCATGGCGTGCAGCTTTATTTTTTGTTTTCCGCCAACTCGTTTTTTAGTGAAGCCTTTTTCGACATTCTTCCTAGGCGCTTGTCCGAACTCTTGGACGTTGTTCCCAAACCTCTCCCGGATTTCGAGGTCGCTCATTTCCTCAAAGTCAGTCATAAACGGGAAGTAATTTGCGACCGTGCCGAGTTCTTCGTTGTAAACGGTCCGCATAACCTCGGCAATTTCAGGTCTTAGAGAATCCAGCTTGCGCCGCATGGCCATGTATAGCGTTTCCTCTTTTTCCGTCAGTTTTACGCTATCAATTTCTTGAGGTGAATACCCAAGGGCTTCGAGTTTTTCCATTCCGCCCTCTTGCATCTTGGCAGCAAAAAAACCGATTCTTTCAAATTGACCATCTTCAAGGCCTAAATCATTCGCAAGGTTTACGATGTCGCGCGCGATCGCGTCTTTTTTGTTTAAGTATTCGGAATAAGCTTGGTCGATTGCCTTTTTGAAGATGCGGTAATTGGGGCCGGTATAGCCCTTGTTGCCGTCCAAGGTGTCGAAAATCACATCCATGGGTGTAATTGAGAGGTCGAGACTTTGAGCGGCATTCATAGCTTTGTGCAGCGCGTTTTTCCTGACCTGCTCGACCTTGAGCTCTTCGCCAATCGTCGGCTCAATAATTTGCTTTTCGTTTATAGGCTTCGAGCCGGCCAATAGTTCGGCCAGAGCCTGCGATTTCCTCGACTCTTCGAATGCCTGCCTGGCTCTCAACTTTGTTTTGCCAATGTCAGCGAGCCTTTGAATATCGCTCAAAATGTTTTGTAGCGTTCCGGTATTTATGGCCCCCAAGGGCTGCTTTTCAAGGATCTGGAGCTTATTGACCATATATTGAGGCAGCGACACGTCTTCTCCCTGCCTGCGCTTTTCCTCAATAAATCGCTGCGTTTCAAGCAAGCTAATAACGGTGTCGCTTGCCCTGTCTTTAAGGTCAAAATTGTTGACGAAATCCTGAATCTTTTGAACGTAGTCAATCGCAATGGACTTTGATGCTTTGATCCTCTTGACCTGTTTTTTGATCGCTGAAACAAGATCCTTTCGCTGAATCTCATCTGCAACCTTCTCCACCCTGTTCATCACTCCGATAATGTCTCTGCCGCTTTCGGCCGTAGCAACCATGTTAAGAAATTTCCCACGGCCATCGGTCGGTACGATTTCTTTTATGGTGTCCACAATGCCCTGCTTCAAAGCTTTTAGGTCCGATTTAGTGGCTCGCTCAGATTGAAGAGCCGCCCGCGCTTGAGCTCTGAGGGATTCTTTTAACGCCTGCATCTCTGTGACTTTTTTGGGAGCCACGTCAATCTGACCCGTTTTTTCTCGGATTACTTTTTTCAAATCCCGATTTGGCTTGACCTCTTCCTTGCCTTCAAATGCAACAAACTTCATCACTTCGGCAGCAACATCTCCCAAGCCTTTTCGTTCGTAAGAAAGAGCGTCCTGTCTTTTAATGAGGGACTCTGGGACAGGTTTCCCGGCCTTTTTGTACGATTCAATTTTCTTCTGTATTGCTTGGACCTCTGATTCAAGCTTTGCGCTGATATCCTCCGTGGACTTTGGAGATTCACCTGATTTTTCTTCAGTTTCTTTTGTTTTGACTTCCTGCTCGGACGCATCTTCGGTGGAATCGTCGCCTTCTGATTCTGGCTTTTTAACTTGAGGGTTCTCATTTAAGGCTTTTTCAGTTGCCGCAATTTCTTCCTCTAAAAAGGCTGCGATCTCTTGTTTGACTGTCTGATCTTTGATGGTCCGCGCGGTCACACGCTCAATGACCGCATTGGCTTGGTCTGAAGTCAGCCCAGCAGCTCTTAATTCGCTTTTTATTTGAGTCTTTTCTATGGCACCGGTGATCGTTGCGGCCGGCGCGCCGAGAATGACGCCTAAAGTGGCGGCGTATCCAATCCGCAAAAGCGAATCGTTGAGCGAATCCCGACGAACACCTGAAAATTTTGTGATCGCTTCCTCGCCGGACTGCTGAAGCCCTTCCTCGAGGCCTTGCTCGCTGACACGGATTAAAGCTTTGGTCAGGAATTTGTTAAAAGAGGCGGATTTCAGAAATGCCAAGCCTCCCATCGCCTCAATTCCGCCCTCTACAAGTCCAGCGGCCGACGATGCAATCGAAGCTTCTTCTGGGTCCAGGCCCGCAGCCCTTGATTCTTCATAAATCTGAGCCTTTTGCCTTGCACCGAATAACCCAAAAAGGAGCGAAGGGCTTCTTGTGGTGTATAAAAGCCCGAGAGAGGTCGCCAGCGAAGATGCGCCAGAGCCGAGATCAAAGGCAACCTGCGAAAGCCGACTACCTTCTTCAGGCTCTAAATTGATCCGGCCAATAAAACCCTTTGTTTTTTCCGAAAGCATCTCGCCGGCCTTGATCAGAAACTCATCCTGCTTGCCCCGCTCGATCTCTTTTCCTGTAAGCTTTCGGGCGATATTCACGCCGTCAATAAATGACGGGATCGCCAGCCCGGCACCGCCCTTTTCGCCTGTTTCTTTGATCAGATGACCAATTTCGTCAGGAATGCGGACGATGTCGGCCGCAATACCCTTCCCAAAACTGACCGCGGCCTCTTGAAACACGTTCTTTCCGGCGCTCCAAGAGTCCAGGCGATCCAAATCGTCAAGGCTGTACGTATCGGCCGTCTCGGCGTCCAACGCTTCGGAATCGATCGCGTCGAGCTCTTCTAAGGTGTACGTTTTTTCGGTCATTTTTTCCTAAATATGGGCTGGCCGTTTTCGCTAAATCCGACCACTTCAAAACTTCCGGATTTTCGCTTGATGACGTCGCCAACCTTATATGAGGCCGTTTCGGGCCGGTCCTCTTTAAATTGGTCGATTGCGGCTTGCTTCATCACTTCGCGCGGGTCTTGCTTGAAATCCCAACGCTGTTGAAATTTTTCCATGATTTGAGCGCTTGATTTAATGCCCGGATTTTCTGAAATCATCCCCTGAACCGCTGACTTAAGAAATCCCCAAACCGGATTTTGAGGCTCGGTACTTTTTCCGTTCGCGACGCGCAAGATAAAAGACAATTCGTTTATATTAAGTTTTCCGTCGTTGTAATTTTGCAAAGCAGTTTTTACGATTCCGTACCTTGATTCTGGGGTACTGCCATCAATGTCTTTTAGTGGATTGATAAACGAATCTACGCGTGCCCGCACCTTTTCAGGATTGATATCAGTTTTAAGCGAATCGCTCCATTCGTCCGGGCCTACCGCTGCTAATTCAAAAGCGACTCCCATTTGCGCGTCGATTGCGCCAGACGTCACCGCTTCCTGCAC